ATCTAATCTCTTTAGCTTTTTCAGAGGTATTGGCGTCACTTCCTAAGAACTTTAGCCTAGCTACTGAGCTATTAGATGTTTCTACTGTAAACTCCACGTATGGAATTTTTGGTTTTACTTTTTCAGAGTCACTTGATTTTACACTCTTTACTTTTACTAGATACGCACCTTCTTTTAAGTATGTAGGCTTGTCTTCTAGATTCACTGATTCCATGTTGTCAAACATTTTGATTGAATTTAATTAATGATTAGTTGTAATACTCTTCGCACTTTTCTATGACCTGTGCAAGGTCGTTTTCTATATGCAAATCTTCAAACATTCCCATCGGGCTTTTCGCTGAGTCCGTTCCGTTCGATTGTGTTCTAAATCTAAACGATACTTGGTCGTCACCATAATGGTTGTCTGTAAATAAGCAACAAACGAATTCTTTCTCAACTCGTTTCTTCCATCTATTACCGTCTACTGCTACATATCTTTCTTGCACGCCAGACTCTCCGTCGTAAGCTCCGTCGATTGCCAGGAATACAACATATTTGTCTGTGTTTTTAGACATGTTTAGTATACGGTCTATTTCTTTGTTGTAGAATGACCACACATCAAAGCCTTTAAATCTAATGTCAGCTTCTCTGTATATCATTTCTACTAAGCTGGTGAATGATTCTACTACAATAGTTTTAATTGCATCAGATTCCATAGCCCTGCTCATAGCAGTGTTAAAGTCGTTTAACGACGCTACAGGCACATTCTTAAACTTATTAGCCCCTTTAAACGGCAATTGCTTACGCTCTGTATTGATTACAGCCGTTGTTGAAGGGTCTAGATTTCTAAGGGACGTTGACTTACCCGAGCCACTCTTTCCCACTACAATAATGTTAGGTTTCATTTTTGGTTGGTAATTTAATTATGTCTTTAATGGTTAGTTTATCTGGTTTCTTGTAATGCTTTCTTTTCGATGTAACAAACTTAAAGTACCCACGCAGCATTATATTGTTATCTTCAGACAATAAAAGCTTTATATGCTTCATGCTAGAGTTAACTATATTTTCTACAGCGTATAAGGGTACTCCTGTTTGTTCACTTACTTTACGGATTATTTGTTTATAAGTCATCTAGCTTATAGTATAAACTGTTATCAGAGTTTTCAACAAATCTAGTAAATTTATTGTTGAAATCCAAATTAACGCTACCTATTCCGATGTTACGACCTTTAGCAAATATGATTTCTGCTTTACCAATTGTACTGTTGCCGTTTTCATCAGATTCAATACCGTAATACTCTGGCCTATATACAAAAACTACCGTATCAGCAGCCTGCTCTATCTCGCCTGACTCTCTCAGGTCTGCTAGACAGGGTCTACAGCCAGCTCTGTTTTGCACTGCTCTAGATAACTGCGACAATGCTATTATGCATATGTCTAGTTCCTTGGCAATGTTCTTCAAAGCTCTTGCTATTTGAGACACTTCTTGCTCGCGGCTACGCCCCTTGCTAAAATTGTTAACAAGTTGTAGATAGTCAATCATTACAAGCTTTACTTTTTTACTAACAACATACCTTCGTATTCTGTTAAGTAAGTATCTCAAGCTAGTGTTAGAACACTCGTCTATATGAAGAGGTATTTCTTTAACTTTATTAGAGTAATCAACCACTCTTTTAAAGTCTACATCATTTAAAGTACCTGAAGATATATTCTTGTTTTCTACGTTAGACTCTGAACTTACTAAACGAGTTAGTAATTGATTGACTGACATCTCATAAGAAAATACTACTGACGGTACGCCAGCTTTAGCTGAGTTAAGAGCTAAGTTTAAGGACAATGAGGTCTTACCCATAGATGAAGCACCACCGACTATAATTAAGTCTTGGTTCTTCCAACCGTTAGTATGGTCGTCTATACTTTTGTAGCCACTGGTAATACCCGTAATGCCCTCTTTCTTACAGTTTTCGTTTACCTCATGTAGGAAACCTTCCAACTGCATGTTCATATCTGGTAATCCGTTGTCGTTGTGCTCACTAATGCTACCCAACTTTCCTACAGAGTATTCTATAAGCTCGTTGATGTTACCTGTTTCACTCATCTTAAGACTTAGCTCACTAACTAAGCTTTTAAACTTAGAAAGTTTCTTTTCTTCTATAAGATAGTTGATGCAGCTTTCAAACTGCATGTGGTAAGATTCGTAAGTTACAATCCTGGATACCTCGTAATGGATATTTATTGACTTGTTCGTTGACAACTGTGTTGCTTTGATTATATCAAACTTATGTCCCTGCTGATAGAGAGTGTCTATGATACTAAACATCTCTCTATGCACAGGGTTTTCAAATAAGTCAGTTTGCAATACAGAAAAGAACGTGTAATAATATTCCTGCCTGGCTGTTAGCTTGGCTAATAATGCTCTTTCTACTTCATCTCTCATACTAGTTTAAGGATATTCCTTTATCTAAAAGGTCTTTAACAATAAGGTTAAGTGCTTTCTTTGCATAATTATTACCATTACCAATTAGTAATTCATACTCAGATGTCCAATTAGATTCGTAGCAGTGAGTTAAGTAGTTAGTTACACCGTTAAATAAGCCGTAATGTGTGTGGCCTTTTTCTGACATTTCTAGTTCAATACACTCCATAAGAGCTTCACGCCTAGCTGCAGTTTTCTTTGGTATTTTCTTAAGCTTAGAGCTTGCGATAATATCAGCTACATTAGATATAAAGTCCTCTGTTGGTGTGCCCTGACTCATTGCTGTATACAATTGTTTTAAGCCAGCCATGTTCCGAGTTACCATCTCGTTAATTTTATTGGTATCTATGGATTCAACGGCTTTAGTGTGTTTAACTACGTGATTGTTGTCTTTATCAGACATTAGTATAGCAAACATATTGGAACAACTGTGCATTCTAGTGGAAACACCAAATGCTAATCTTTGGCTACCATCATGCGAAGACAGAGCATAAAGATACTTATCTATTTTGTCTCCCGCAAATTCATCAGTACTATTTAACTTAATAAAGAAGTAAATCTTTCTACCGCCCGCAAAAGCACCACACTTAGAATTTTCTAAGTCATAGCTACCTTCTGCCAGCTTATCAAGTATCATATCTAGTAAAGTGTCATTCTGCATTACTGTGTATTGCTTCCTGACTGGTCCTAACGCCATACCTGTATTCTTGTTTACTGTACAGAAAAAAGGTGTTTGGTTATAATCATCATCGTACATCACGCTATAAACGTGTGTCGGTACTTTGTCTACTTGGAAATCTAATCCTCCTAGCTCTAAAAATTGTTGCTTTTCCATAATGGTTTTTTTAATAAAATATACAAGGCCCGTGTGCTCGTTCGACAGTATTATCTGGGGAAAGACACATGTTATGACAGGCTGAAACCACTCACCTGTTGCCTTATATATTTTAGTTATTTATTGTTTTTAAATCGTTTGACTCTTTCTTGGTAGTAAGACCAAACTTGCTCATACAAATTATCGTTAAGCGAATAACGTATAACATCTTTTAAGGTAATATTAGCTCTTGAGCTAAGACCACTCATCCATATTCTACGTTGTTGATTTTCTGCAAACTTTACAATAGACATACATATCAAAAGCCACATGTAAATCTTATTGTAATCAGTTGTAGCACTATGACACCTAAATTCTACTGTATTAGGTCCATCTACGCATGAATAGTTTGTCATATTCAACCAATAATAACGTTGAGAGTTGTAATGTCCACCAGGATGCCGTTTCTTTTTGTTGTAGTCACGGTTTATGCTGGTATTCATTATAAGTGTACCCAACTTTTCTTTGTAGTTGTTGAAGTTAATGTCGTGTACATAATCAGGTAGTTTTGTACAGTACTGGTTAGTGTGACGAGAAGGCGGCTGCATAGCATAGATGTCTTCTTCTATCTGTTTGCAAAGTTTAGCAATCATAATAGAGAATCGTCTATTGAATATAGCACCTCCTACGTGTACGTGTACACCACACTTTCTATCTACAGTAGCATCTTGCAGTCTATCACACATTTGTTTAACGTTATCTAAACCTTTGTTACCGTGCATAACGCCAGAAACAAATTCTAAACCACTTGTAGAACCATCGTATACAGATTTCCAATTAATTGTTGAATCTGAGCCTACCCTGCTTGAATTAGCTGTTTCTATTTCTACACCGTAAGTA